TTTAAAATTATTTGTTTTGTCGTGAATTTTGTAATCCATTCTACAAATATATGGAATTTGAAAGGTAGCATTGGTATGAATATGACTTTGTGGTAATGTATCTATTCCTCCTAATAAAGTAGGATCTCTAATTTGATGAAATATAATGTCTGTTCGTGATATATCTGTCATTAAAATATTCTCTGAATTATCTCGTTTATCATATATTTTTATAGTAGATAGATTTTGAGACATATCTGTATCACCAGTTCCCAAACGAATCAAATCAGCAGCAGTAACTCCTAGTGATTCTAAATAAATACCTTTTTTATTATTGACAGAAACTGTAACGGATAGATTATCATTTTTTTCTTCAATCATCCATCTTATTTTTCCAGAGAAAGGTTCTCCAGATATAGACTCTAAATAATATGGATTTCCATCCTTATAATAAGCAATTGTATTATTAGAAGAATCGGTTAATAATCCCATATGAACTCCATTCACTTTATCTGTTACTTTTTGATTATTAAAATTTTCAATATTACCAACTCCAAAATTAGCACTAATATCAGTATGATTTGTTTGTCCTTCAGGTATTATCATTTCAACTATATAATTGCTTATATCTCTTAAACTATTCGAAATATCACTGCCTAAATTAACATTGGTTGTATTTGATATGTCGTAAACACTGACTAATTTATAAAACTCATTCACATCATTAATATAACTAGCATATCTCGAATCAATACCTATATCTCCGTATAAATTAACATTTTCATATATTAAAGTAGGACTTGGCACAATCGTTTTATTTAAATATGTAGTTGGTGACTGATATATTCTTGGATCTTCTCTTCCTTGATATCCTTGAGGTAAACTCCATACAAGACCACCTGTTTGAGATTCTTCTTTATTTGGAGTAAATAATGTAAAATTAAAAGACAAGATAGTATTACTTATATCAAGGGTTTTTTGATAGATATTGATATAGTCTACAAATCGTTCAATATCCTCTTGAGCAAATTCTAAAAAAAGATTTGTGAAATTAGCATTTGAATAAACATACAATCCACTTAAATCATATAAAAAATCGTTATATGGTATATCAATAACCGAGCTATTTACTTGATATACACCGCTACTTGACGATTTATCAAATGGTAAATAAGTAACAGGAACTCCTCCGTCTACTACAATCTCATAATTCCATTCAATAGTATATTGACCAGAAATCAATGTATCATCTCTCCCATTTTCACTAATATCAATATAAATATTTTCTCGCAATGGGACAATTCTCGTTGAATCATAAAAGGAGTAAGATAAATCAAATGTATCGTAATCAATATCTCTTGTATCATAATTATTTTGCTGGTCTAATCCAGAAATATAATCTGGTTTTAAAATAAAAATGTTAATTTTAACTCTTGCGTTTTCATTGTGATTGAAAAATATATTTGTTGATAATCTATCTAATGTAGACTGAGGAATAGAAATATTTAGATTTTTGTAATAAAAATCTATTTCATTGTTTGTGTAATGTGGGAGAGATGTGTAAGATAGGTCTAACAAAGTATTTGGATATACACGTTTACCAAATTCAGTAAAATCAAATAATCTTAAATTACTTATTCCACTATTTAATGATGATTTATTTAAATAAGCTTGTTTAAAGTTTATAGGTTCATTTTTATTATATGAATATCTTACTAAACCATAATTCCATCTTATAAAATGTTTATTACTTAACATATCATATGTGATTGTGTTAGTTGTTGGATTAATGTTATAAAATTTATATACAACGTACCAATCATTTGACGATACAACATGTCCATAATAAGGCAAATTTAATAAATCTTGTCTCCTAACTCTTAAAATTTGAGCATCCAAAATTGTATTATTTTCATATCCAAAATATTTATCAATACTATCAGCATTAATAACATTTTGCGCATTGACTTGTGTAGGTGTCCCATCAATATCGTCTTCTCCATTATATCTATTTCTAGAAATATCTTCACTATTTACACCATTATATTGAACATCTCCATAATCTATATTGGATTGAGGAATTGTTTTATAATAAACATTATTATCACTTAACTCGAATAATTGAGTATAAGATATATCTACAAATGCGTCTCCATAAGGGTAAGAACTAGTATTTCTACTTTGTGAAATATTGGATAAATCAACCGCTACATTATCACTTGTTTTGCCATATTGTATTTCTTCATTGATAAAAAAATATATATTAAAAGATAATTTTATGATTTCTTTATTTTCATGTAAATGAATATATTCAGTTCTATCAATTGGATCAAATAAATATCTATTTCCTAATCTATTTTCAGGCTGATATCGCTTTATAAAATTTTCAGATATATCATATCTATCTTGTTCTGGTATAGTTAATGTAATGACACCAGTGTTATAAGACAAATTTATCGGTGTAGTTGCCTTGTATATTCTTTCAACTTCTAATGAACTAAAATGACTTTCTAATGAACCCATATTTTTAAAGGAACCATAACTCCAATTTATACCACTTATATTTAAAGAAGGGGTAAAAAATGGAGCATATCCTTCTAACAAATATTCGATTGTTGTTCCATTTGTATATGTAAAATTTAATTTGTAACTATTTTTAATAGAATACGTCCAGAGAAAATTATATTTTGTATATTTTGGACTAGGTATAATGATAGAAGACTGTTCTGGTAATCCATCATTTGTTCCAAATGTTCCTCCTAATTTAAATACTTTTATATAATTACTAGATGTATCGCTTGCTGTTGTATTAAAATAATTATATGTGTATAAATTATTACCACTCATATCAGCATTATCTATTTGTATTTGATTTAATGAATTATTAAAATGTATTTGTCTTAAAGTTCCATTATTGTCTACTAACTGAAGATTATTTGGAGTCATTGATAATGAAGAGCCATTAAACCATGGGCCATTAATATCTTCCCATATATACAAATAATAATCAATATAATATTCTTGATTTCCAACAGCTTGAACTGTTATAGAAGTAACATCCGTCATTTCACTTGGCTTATTTAAAACTATTTGTGAAATATTTAATGATAAATCATTTATGGTTTGGTGTATATTTGATATATCAGTGGAAGGTATTGAAAATTTTACATAATCTAAATCGCCAAAATAATAATCATTTTCTACTTCTGTGAATATAGATTCTGGCATTTCATTATTTTTAATTAAATATACAGTCCTATTGGTTCCAGATGATAATGTGCTGTTGTTTTTATAAAAATAAGCATTTCCTATCGTTCCTCGAGAGATATCCTGAATATTTGTTACATTATGACTAGCATCAAATGTAAATCCTATAAATTTTGTATATTTCAAAATGTGCTTTTGTGCTTCAAGTAACGTAATGTTTTGCCTTTCTGTATAATTATTATTAATGGTAGATTCTAATATAAAATTTTCTTTTACCACAAATGGATATTTATTAACATATTCAATAATTCCATTGTTTAATGTATGATGAAACAATGTATTGGATATTGTCGTACTCATATATAAAAAATATAACATTTTAAAATGCTATATTTTTTATGTATTTATTAAATTAAATAATTAAATTAAATAATTAAATGGGGATAATTAAATTAAATAATTAAATTAAATTATATAGTTAAATATGAATCTAACATTTCCATCGATTTCCACAACTTAAACAAGTAACAAATGTAGTCATTGGTTCATCAGCGGAACGTGTTTGCATTTCATAATAAGTGCATTTCCTTTTTTTACATTTATAACATTTAAACTGATCGGTTGCTGCCATCATATTGTCTGATGTCATATTTTTATCTCTTTTCACTTTTGCTTCAATTAAATCTCTCCAAATGGATGGATTCATTTCTCTATGTGTTAAATTTTCTAGTGCTTGTTTCGTTATTTCTCTATTTTTTATAGAATTTAATAATGTATTGTTATTTTCCATATTATATAACAGTGATTTCAACCTATTAACATACAACTGAACAAAATACTTATTTTCCCATTTTTTTACTATTTTTTTATTTCCTGCTTCTCTTAAAGTATGATTAAATATGCTTATTTCTATATTTCTACATAAACTATCATTATCCATATTAAATTTAGTTTTAAACATATTACAGACATTCTTTCTCCACGTTTCTGGATTTTCTACCTTCATTGTTATATTTTAATCAAAATAACATATATTTAAATTCAATTTATTATAATTAATCTTCTTCGGATGAACAATAACTATCTTCACTTAATTCCGAATAATATTCTTCTTCACTATCTTCCTCTTCTTCTTCACTATCTTCTTCCTCTTCTTCACTTTCTTCTAATTGTTCTAATTCTTCACTATCCAATTCTTCACTTTCTTCTTCCCCACTTTCATCATTATAACTATCACTTTCTTCTAAATCATCTTCTTCAGGAACATAATCTTCGTCATCATCGTCATCATCATCAACTACAAAACCATCTTTATGATACCCTTCTTTTGTTTTTTCACTTTCAGATATCTCTTCATCATCTTCACTCAATTCTTCTGAATGATCTAAATCCTCAAAACCACCAAATAATTTTTCATATACCTTATCCCATTCACTCATAATTAAATCAGTAACTGTTTTATTTGTAGCATCTGTTTCCGTATGTTTAATTATAGCCATTGTATTAAAATATAACTCCTCATCTACAGGTGGAGGTAAATCATACTTATTTTCACTATTTGATCGACCATTATCTTTTGCATATACAGAGTAAAAAAACCCATCTACATTCCAAGTATGTCTTTTTTCAAAATTTGCTTCTGATTTTAAACTACATTTTTTATACAATGTAGATAATTCAAAGTTTTTAACAGATTTTTCTGTCAACGAAGCATTCTTATTTACCAAAATTATTTTTACCATATAAAAATATTTTATCAAATCGGTTTAAATAGTTTCAAATAATATATATTAAATGAAATATTATATTGAAAACTTGCCTATACATAAAATAAACTTTAATAAAATCAAAAATGATATTTACTATGAAAATAATACAAAAAATATAATATTATCTAATAATGGTTATTATACTATTTTTAACAATCAATATTATCACTACTTTGTAGATACTGAAAAGGTAAAAAAAGAAGAATGTTATTATAAATTAAAAAATTATTTAGACAATTATACTTTATATGTAGACAATAACATATGGATACGAAAAAAAGTTGACTCTATCCCTGTAAATCATGAGCAAATAACTTTAACAGAACATATATTTAAATTAAATGAAAAATGTAATGTTTCTTTTGTAGTTGAAAAAACAGAAAAGGGAGAGATATGTGATGCTTACTTTCTCTCCCATTTAAATGATGATGATTATTCTTTTCGAGAAACATTGAGTTATTTACTGTTAAAGTTAATATAATAAATATGTATATGATATTTTGGATCTTACAAAGAATAATTATTTCATTAGTTTTAATTTTATGCGCCCATTATATTTTTATATTTTTAAAAACAAATTTAACCACTCCAAAAACAAGAGATTTAGTTAATCAACCAAGAGAAAAATATAAAGAAATGTATGAAAAAATTAATAATACTGAAAAGTATTCTCCCCATACAGATGATTCATCCATGAAAAATGAACTTAAAAATTACTTAAAAGACTTAAAAAAATCAAATTCAGATAATTCAATTCCTACCTTTGAAAACCCAACGAGTGATTCCAATTTTAGCACATATTAATTAATTTATTAAAATAGTTTAAAACCATAAGTGCTAATATAAATATATATGTTGTTAAATAAAGAACGTAAATATTTAATGTCCAAGTTTCCAAAAGTGAAACCTTTTTATGAAAAAACTTTGCATAATAAGGTTGATAATAAAAATAGATTTTATGTTGTTATTCCAACAGGAAGAAAATATTTTATTTGGTTTACAAATTTAAACAATAAACCGGTTTGTGTTAGTTTAAGTTATGTTTTTAAAACAAAAATGATACAACAATTAAAAATAATAAAATGTAATTTTGACCCTGTGTTAGCATTCGGTAATGGAACTATTTTATATGGCACACATGTTATGTTAAAAAAACATAACTTATTTAGTATTGAAAATATTTTTTATTATAAAAATAAAAGGGTTTTATTTGAAACACAATTTATTAAATTTAGTATTATAAATCAGCTTTTATCAAATTATATTTCAAATAAAATTTATTTAAATAATGAATATTTATTTAAGATTCCTATTATAAATACTTCACATCGTAGTATTTTATCAAAATTAAAAAAACTACCATACAACGTATATTGCGTTCAACATCGTTCATGGATAGACAATGAATATTTAAATGAAAAAATTACAATTGAAATAAACCAAAAAGCTATATTTTCAGTTAAGGCTGAGATAGAGACAGATGTGTACTCATTGCAATGTATGGACAAAGATAATTTAGTAAACGTAGGACATGCTTATATTGGAAATATAAAAACAAGTATTTTTATGAATAAATTATTTAGATCTATTAGAGAAAATAATGACATTGATTTAATAGAAGAAAGTGAAGATGAAGAAACATTTGAAGATATATCTAGTGATAAATTTATATTAGGAAATACGCACAATATAAAATGCGTATATAATAAAAAATATAAAAAATGGGAACCGATTCAATTAACAAATGAACCTATAACGTCAAAACAAGAATTATTATTTCTGGAAAAATAAAATAATTTATGTTGTTATTATATAATGCCAAAAACAAGAAAAAGTGGATATAAAAAAAAATCTAAATCAAAAAAACATCAAAAAGGTGGTGCGTATGGAAACACGATGAATTCTATGAGTGGTAATGCTAGTGGTGGAATGGGATATGGCTATTCTGGACCTGTAAAATATAACCATTGTGGTGGTTCAAAGGCAAATGTTGCCATTTTTAACAATCGTATTGGATATGGATATACTGCTGAAGGAGCACAAATGGCAGGAGACGTTCAAGGTAGTTATGCTCCAGTAAGTCGTTATGTTGGTTCTCAATGTGGAGCTG